CTATTAGGTGGGATTGTGAAGGTGTTAGCCGATGCGTTGCTGATAGTAACAAGGGTGTTGTTACCGTCTGCTAAGACTGCGGTATATGAAGCAGACTGAGCGTTGATAGCAAGGGTAGGGGTAACGGTTGCGTTAGTTAATAGTGTTACAGCCATTAGAGTGTTACTCCTGTCGCAGTATAATCGGTGTTACCTGTAGTTGAGTAAACCTTTAGCGTGTCACCTGTTGCCAATGTCCAACCTGGTGTCTCTTGTAGAGAAGCGCCAGCGGCTAGGGTAAAGTTGTAAAAGATGTAGTAAGCAGAGCCACCCGATTTGGTGATTGATACTTGGATAGTGTCGTTAGTTCCGCCCTTGTTGCAAGCGTTAAACGAAGATACGATTGAACCGTTGGTTGAGCCAGTAACCAGCGTAGTTGTGGTTGTGGCTCCTGGTGTTGATTGTCCTAAGACTACATATGCGGTTGCCATTATGCCAAGTCTCCTACCACTGTGAATGTGTTTGTGCCTGTGCAGATAATGCTTGCGGCTGAGTATTGTGTACGAAGTTTGGTGCCAGTACCAGTAAACGATGATGTGCCATCGTTGGCAATAGTTACTTGACCTGCTCCGATTTGTTGGATGCTAACCGTCTGACCAACTGAGAAGACTCCCGATGGGATAGTTACGGTAATTGCGCCAGTGTTGTAGAGCGTTACCAACTTGGCTGCGTCAGCAGCGACAAGGGTGTAAGTCGTATTAGTTTGAGCGTTGATACCTAGCGCAATTACTGGCGCTGTACCAAATACTAGCGAGCCTGTACCAGTCTCATCCGATACCGCTGAGGCTAGGTTAGCCGAAGTTGGTGTACCAAGGAATGTTCCGATTGATCCGGTAATTCCGTGTACTCCACCAGGACCAGCTGCCACATGGTCTTGTAGATCTGTAAGATCTTGGGCTACGATTACGTGGCGTACTACTGCTCCGGCATTGTGGGCTGTTGCCGATGTTCCGTTAAAAGAACGGGTTATGTTTAGAGTATAACCTGAATAGCTGTTAACTAACACCAGTTCTTCAGAAGCGGTATTGTAGTCAAGAGCAACTACGAAAGGTTGCCCTGATGTTGGATAGCCTGTTGGAGAACTAGACAAAGTAACAGACGTTGCCGAACTGTTAATGCTAGAAGCAACTGTGTTATCAACGGCAGTTGCAGAGTAATATCGTCTTGTAGCCATAGGCCTTCCTTAGCTTGTGTAGTGCGTACGTGGGGGAAATTGTTCTTGCAGACGGCGTACTTCAACAAGTAGACGTTGCTGGTAAAGTTGTTGCAATGAACGACCAATGTTGGTTGCTGAACCAACTGGGTCATTACCTTGCTGAGCATCTGCTTCAGCGGTAGCCGCAGGTACACGACCTAGATCTAGGTACATCGCTGTACGGTAGGCAGCACCAAGAATGATTACTTCTCGTGCTGAGTCAGGTAAACCTGTCATTGTAAAATCGTCTGTATCGTATTGAAGGTTGGTTGGCTTCTTAGCGTAAGTAACCATTACGGTACGACCCGGAATAATACCTTCACGGATTGAGATTGTCTTACCGCTGTTCCAAGTTACTGGGTTAGCCATCTTGTCAATGCGGTAGTGACGAATTGGTAGCCATTCTTTAGATGGTCCAATTGTCTGCCATGAGGCACCAAGAATTGAGATTGCTTCTTGTGGCAGTTGGTAAGTAGTACGAGCTGCTTGCCAAGTAAAGGTGGTGTAGTAAGTACCGAACAGATCTGGGTAGACACCATCAATGGCTAGGTTAATATTCCGACGGATAACTGATCGCGGAAAGGAAGGCGTGATAGTTACACGGGTACCAGCACTATGAGTGGTGGCAACTGTGTCTCGGAAACCTCTGCCATATGCAGGGATGGTAGCCGTATTTGTAGTACGGTTAAATGAGTCTACCCAAATTAGTTCGTCGTCAATTTCTACAAGTCCACGAGTTAATACTGTTCCATCTGCTACGGTAAAGGTAGTTGCCGTTGCAGTCATAGGAGCAGTAAGAAACGTAGCCTGATCTTGGCGGTTGGTATAACCAGTAAGCGCCAGTTGGGTTTCGTTAATGACATCTATAAAGGTCGTAATTTTATATTACCTCTCTTACTTTTACATGAGGACATTGATTATCTGCCTTTGTCAAGATGTAATCCTTGCTGCCGCTTCGGCTTCGCCGTAGCCAACTGTGCCTGCAAGAGCATTAAGCACACCTGGTGTATCTAGGTATAAATTCTTACCGCTATTGCGATAAGCATAGAGTTGGTTAAGCGCGTCAATACCACGTGATGCTCTTTTACCAGCCACATTGAAATACCATTGAACGGCGGCACCATTGAAGTCTAACTGTGGCACACTATTAGTAATAGTGCCTGCTAGACGGTTCAAATGATAAACCGTTGATAAGCCATCTCCTGATGCCATTATTTACCTTTCTTGGAATGGTATTTCTTTGTAGCCTTAACTCCAGCGGCAATGGTCTTAACGCCAGCCACTTTGGTTAGATCAATTACTTTGCCACCTTTGTGCTTGACAACCACATCTTTGGTAATCGTGTGAGATTTACCAGCAACCTTGATTGTCTTTGCCATTATTTAGATCCGCCAACGCCTTCGTATTCACCGTAAGGTGACTTTGTAGGCTTGCCTGTTAATGTTTCTGGTGTGCCGCCTTTAGCGGTCTTGTTGCATCCACATTCTTTGCACATGTTACTTTCCCTTCTTTGCTGGTAGGACCTTCTTCAAATTTGGATTAGCCTTCTTAGCGGCTGGTGATGCTTTGCGTGTTGCTGATGCTAGGATTGCTCCAGCTCGCTCCATTGGGATACCTTGCTTCTTAGCAATACCCTTTTGTGCGGCTGCGAAGCCCATGCCCTTTTTTGCTGCTGCCATTAGATTGCTCCTGTTTCTTTCATTACCTTTGCGGTGCGCTGGGTAATCTTCTTTGCGGCTGGCATTGACTCACCATTATATGCAACGCCTAATTTGTCGCTTGCCGCTTTGGCTTCGTTAATAGCTTTCATGGTTGTACCACCAGGTTGGATGCCTTCGGAACGAGCCTTGCGATAGGCTTCTAGTTCGCCGTCCCATTTCTTTGCAGACATATGTTCTGCACGGCCAGCGTCACCAGCACCAAGTTGGATTGTTAAAAGTTTGCAAGGAAAGCAGCCATCAACATAATCAAAATGCTCGTTATGATCCGATGGTGTTTCATCATAAATTGGCGACTCAGGATAAGTTTCGTTACATTCTTTGCAGATATACTCAACTGGTACCCAATTATCTTTGGCATCAAAGCCCCACTTATTTACTTGACTTACGTGTTGATGTTCGCTCATTCTTCACTTTCTGAAAAAATGTTAGGTTTCGCTGGATGCGATCTGTTTCAGGTCCATCACCCTTAACTGCGGCTCTAGCAAACGCTAGGGCTTCATCAAGATGGTTAAGGTTGTATGAAGCAATTGAGGCAAGGTCATATGCTTTCCAGTCCCAGACTGCTGACTCGTAGCAGTAGTGCATGGATCTAACACGCTCCAAAGCGTTGATAGAAGCATCTAAACACCGACTCCAATTGTTATTGCGGTAAGCATCTACGGCTACGCCGTACCATGACTCACCTTCTAAGGGAAGAATTTGTACGCCTTTGTCAAACCACTCAGTAGCCTTTTCCTTGTTACCAAGGTTATGCTCTGACTCACCTGCCCATCGGCAGACTGCGGCTTGCTCTACATCCCAACCATTGCAGGCGATCTGCTTTTTAGCAGCATCTATACAATCTTGCCAGCGTTGGTAGAAATAATATTCTCTGCACATGTATGTCCACATACGTGCATCATTTGGGTTTTCTTTAACTGCTAGTTCTAGCAGATCCATGTATTGCCCACGGGATTTTGTTTGGTCTGGATCGTGTGAGATTTTTGCTTCTGGTATGTTCACATACCTAGCATCTCCACCTTTGTACCAGTACGGCACTTCGTGGCAAGGGTATCTCCAAGTCCAACCAAAGCGGGAATGAAGTTTATCTTTTTGCCAAGTAGAGCCAGTATCAAAACTAACCCAAGCTGCATTAGTTTCTATAGTCCATTTGCGTCGGACCTTTTCAAAAAAACCTTCTTCACAAATCTCATCCATATCAAGATATAGACAAGCATCTGCATCTTCGGGTAATAACCCAAGAGATATGTTGCGAGCCATGTCAAACCTAAAAGGCTGAACATGCGATTGGTAAACAGTTACTCCCAGTTCTCGGAGTTTTTCTTGTGTACCATCCGTAGAACCAGTGTCAACGACAACACGATAATCAGCGTCTTTAGTAGTTTGCGCCCAACGTTCTGCATGCTTAATCTCATTCTTTGCTATAGCATAGGCTACGATCTTGACCATAGCGCTATCTTATCACATACCGCCTAGTAATAGTATTCCTGGGAGAGCCGACGCGTCAGCGCCTGTTGGTCCTGTGGATCCAGTTGCTCCCGTATTTCCAGCAGCTCCAGTCGGTCCTGTAGGACCAGTAGCCCCCGTCGTTCCAGCCGCACCAGTGCTGCCAGTAGATCCAGCCGCGCCCGTTGCCCCAGTGTTGCCAGTCGCTCCCGTAGATCCTGTTGCACCAGCCGCTCCTGTCGCTCCTACAGCACCTGTACTACCTGTTGGACCTGTCGCACCTGTATTACCAGTTGAGCCTGTAGATCCTGTAGAACCTGTTGCTCCCGTTGGTCCAAGTTGTGTGTACATAATCTGTTCAACGTGAAGATTCACGCTTGGAGATGCAGGACGAGTCGGAGATGAACCAGCAGCAACTGCTAGTAATTCCATATAGGTGTTTTGTGATGACCAGTAGAACTGGATGTAGTCACCAGCATTAACTGTTACCAAATCTTCAATGTTTGCAAGGACTTGATTGTTAACGCCAGAGGTTGTAAAAACTGCGGTTGATTGAGTCACAGCAGTTCCGTTAAGGGCATACCAAACGTTTACTTGGTAGTTGCTTCCACCGCCAGTGGTGATGAATTGACCCAAAAGGTTTACTGAGTAAGTACCAGCATAGGCAAAAGTAATTTGGCTAGATGAGACGATGCTTACGCCACTTGAGCCAGCATTGGTGTTAATGGTAATGAGGTTTGCGCTAGTAGCGCCTGCGTTGGTCTGGGTAGTGGTGTCGTAGAAGTTACCGTAATGGCCTAGCGTACCGCCTGCACCAGTGGCACCAGTTGCCCCTGTAGCGCCTGTAGAGCCTGTTATAGAGGCTCCTGTGGCTCCAGTAGACCCAGTTAGTCCTGTTGGACCAGTTGGTCCAGTGGCACCCGTAGAACCAGTATTTCCACTGGCTCCCGTAGCACCCGTTGCTCCAGTTTGTCCAGCGCTTCCAGTGCTTCCTGTAGCACCAGTTGCACCCGTAACTGAAGGTCCTGTAGGGCCTGTATTTCCATGTGAGCCATCTGCTCCTTGAATTCCTTGCGGACCTACTGGTCCAAGTTCTATAATTATTGGTTGTTGAGAACCGACGTTGTAAACGTTAGTCGTAACTGGGATTTCAACAACTGAAATACTGTTTACGCTAATGGTCATTATTGATTCACACTCGCTACCACAATAAAGTTACCAGTTAAAATTTGATATACGATTCCACCTGAACTTGTTAGGTTCAAAGCGTAGGTGTAGTTACCTGCTGGCAGATTTCCTGCTGAAGTTTGTGTAGCGGTTAAAGTTAAATTGATCTGACCAAGTGCAGCAGCAATTGAGATACCGCTACTGGTTGTAAGTTCAACGATTAAGTTGTTGCTGATGTCCCTTACCTGCATATCAGCGGTGTAGCCTGTTAGGTCTACAGGAAGGTTATCAACCTTCCATACTGGAGAAAGTTGAAATGTAGTACCGTTAACAACGGTGATGTTATATCTACCTGGATTCACTTAATCTCCTAAATAGTTGTTATGTTTGCACTGTAGCCATTGGCTACTAGAATGTCGTATTCACCTTGGGACAGTATGTACTCATGTCCGCCTAGGTAGCAGTAGTCTGCATCTTGAGTTTCGTCTACGCCTGGTGTACGTGTGCGTACAGTGGTTGTGCCATAGACAAGAATTGTGTCACCACGGGCAATTCTGTAACGCCAGAACAAACGGCTAAAGCCCGCTGGGCTTTCATCTACCGTTGGTGGTTTGAACAGATATGCCATTATTCTCCTTGAGTTATGTGGTAGCCCCACCCGAAGATGGGGCTAACACGGCTACTTAGTTAGAACTAAGAGTTGTGAATTGATGAAGATGATTCAATACGAACCAAGGAAGCATCACGATAACGTTGCCATCCTAGAACGCCGTACCATCCGATTGGACGGAAACGCATCAACTTATCAACAATTGGTCCGAAGATAACGTGTGGTTCTTCGGCAACTGCTTCAGCAAGTGCTTGCTTACCAGCAACAAGAGTACGGAATACGCGTACACCGCCGGTACCATAGGTCCATGCAGAACCGAAGGTTCCTGAACCTGTTGATCCGCCAGTACCGTCTGCTGCGTTGAACATACGAGGTGATTCAACGAACATTGCACCTTCGTAGGTTCCGATTGTTCCTGGCCAGAATTCTGATGAACCTGTCTCAGAGTACTTATGGTCATCACGCCATCCGCCTGAACCGGTTTCTGCGCGAAGATCGTGTGAAACTTCTGGGTGGATACCAACCCAGTAGTATTCGCCTTGACGTGGGACAGCCTTGTTTGCACGTAGCTTAGCTACAGCAAGACGGATGTCACGTGAACGGATAACAGATGTTCCGTCAATTGACTTTTGTGTTGTTCCGTTGGTGTATGTACCTGCGTAGGTAGATACTGGAGAAGTGGCTCCACCTGTAAGTTCAGCAATTACGTTTGGTCCACCAACAAGGGTGTTAAGCGCAACTGTGTCAAGTGAGTCAGCCATGTTGAACGCGATGATGTCAGCAATTGCTGGATCTACGTCTGATAGTGAGAACAACTCTAACTTACGAGTTGCAAGAGAAGCGTTACCGTATTCGTTCAGAGTAACGGTGACAGGTGTTGTGTTGCCTAGGGCTACAGCATCTGGATCAACGTCTTCTGAAAGTGGTGAAGTAACTGCTGATAGGTCTGTGTAGATCTGGAAGACTACAGAAGAACCTGGCATTGCTTGTTGTACTGGACGCTTGTCTGCGACATCGCGGACTAGAGGTACAGCACGGAGTGCAAACTCTACGTAACGATCATAAGCTGTCTGTACTAGGGAAGTACCTAGAGAACCGCCTGATGTATCTGTATATGCGTTTGTCACTGTGTCACCTTCTTTCTATTAAGGTTTGTGCGGTTAATGGATTTATCTACGACGCTGAGAAGCGTTACCTGTTAATGCGTTAAGATCTTCAATTGACTTAGCCCCTGTTATTTTTGCCATTAGGTCGGCATCTCTTGTTGGGGTATTCGCATTTTGTGTTGCGGCATTGATGCGTTGATACGCTGCCCGATTGGTTTGCTCTTCGTCGGAGATTGGAGCAGTTTCTGCTTCAGCCTTTTGAAAACCGAATACATCCGAGTTTTCAGTAAGCCATGCGTCAATCTGCTCTGGCGTTTGAACATCGCCAGGAATAAACTTGGCGACCTTATCAGGTACGCCTTTCTGTGCCAATACTTCTTTGACTGAACGATTGCGAAGATCAGATTGAATGTTTGCCAATTGCTCGGCTAATTCTTTCTTTTCTTTCTCTGCTCGCTTTAATGCTTTACGGAGATTTGCTGGACCATTTGGATCCACCTGAGTAGGTGTATCTTCTAGGTCTAGATCGTCTTCGTCATCTTCATATTGGTTTGCCATGTGGCACTCCCTTTCGTTGGTTGATGCGCAGGCCGCAAGTCATCTCAGGGGAAAGATGGTTGGCTCCCACTTCCAGTTTTTAATACACGTCATCCATACTGGTCGGTGGCGACGGAACTTAAATTAGGAAACGCCTTGGGCTGTTCCTATGCCAAGTGATTGGCCTTGTGAACTTGCTCCGGCAGATCCACCAAATGCTGATGTTTCTGCTGTTGCTAAGCGTTGACGAGTAGCTTGAGCTTGTACGGCTTCAGGACCGCTTAATGCTTCTTGTAAACCTTGTGCGGTGTTGTAGTTACCGTAGGCATTGCCGTAGATATTTGCTAATGTTCCAGCCTGTTGGTTAAGTTGTTGCGCTGATGCAAAGGCTTGTGCTTGCTTAGCGTAATCAAGTGCGCCAGCACCCATACCACCAGCAACTTGTGCAGCACCTGCAATATCAGGTATTCCTGCGCTAGATGCGGCTGCGGCTAATGTACCCTTTTGAGCAATAGCGTTAAGGATTGGTTGAGCCTTGGTTGGATCCATAAGCATTGCTGCTACGCCACCAAGATCAATACCGTAATACTGTTGTAGTGCTGCTGTTCTAGCAGGATCTACTTGAGTTGCGGCAATGTCCTTGTAAGATTGAACGATGTCGCCAACTTCTGCTGCTGATTTGTCAAGAGCGATAAACTGTTGAAAGTCTGATGGTTGATCGTAAAAGCCAGCAGGCATACCCATGTTACGAAGGGTATCTGAAATGTTTTGTTCTGATTTTAAGATATCTGCTTCAGATAGTTGAGGCAAACCATTAGCAGTACGCATAGCATTTGTCTTACCAAAACGATCTTGGTATTCAGGAGTAGCCTGAAGGGCCGCATACCATCCAGCAGAAGTAGTAGG